AAGCAAGTATTGCAAAAGAGGTTAAAGAAAAGGAAGATGCGAAGGCAGAGATAGCTGCTGATAAAGAAAAGATTTTCCTTTTTGAAAAAAAAGAAGAAGAAAGACAGGAAAAGGCTAAAACAAAAAAGGCCAAAGCCGAAAAAGATAAAAAGGTCAAAGCCGAACAAGATAAAAAAGCTGAAGCTGATGCAGATGCCAAGGCTAAGGCAGAACTCTTGGTAAAAGACAAAGAAGAAGCTGATGCCAAAGAGAAAGCCGAAGCTGAGAAAAAGACCGATGTAAAACCTGAACCAAAAAAGAAACCCGCTGTTAGAAAAAAAACAGTGAAGAGAAGCAAACCTTTAAAGTAACACTTTAACCAATCTGCCCCTGGGGATGGCAGCACTGCGCCTCAACCCATGAGCCAGTGAAATAGGAGTATTAAAGATGGGAAATACAAGATCAAAATGGGAAAGCAGACAATTAGCTTTCTACGATGGAACAACCTTCGAGACAGTCAAACCTTTAGCCCCTATCGTCATGTTAGACGACTTTTTCGGGACTGTAACAAACACGGATATCTGGACAGTGATAAATGTCGGTGCCGGATCTACGGGCCAGGCTATAAGCAACCTAACATTCACTCAGAACGTTGGTGCAGCCACGGACGAAAACGGAATCTATCAGAAAGACGATAAAGCATGGAACATTGATAAGGGATTTATATTTGAATGTCGTGCAAAGCTCACAGTTGCACCCACCCTTGGGTCTGAGTTTGTAATGGCTGTCCAGAATGACAACTTAGCGGCTGGTGCAAATAGAATGTTTGTAGCAGATGAGATTGATGTATTCGCCGCCTTTGGTTTTTATACCACAGTCGGTGCTGGTTTGGTCGCTCAGATTAGGACTGATGATAATTCAGTAAACAGTGGAGTTGTAACCACAGGGGTTACATCTGTTGTTGGCACTTATCAGGTATTCAGGATTGATTTCACCGATGTAACAGATGTCAAGTTCTTTATTGATGGCGTTGGAGTAGCTACGTCAACCACGTTCGTTATGTCAAACGGTACAAATGTAATGTTTCAACCATATGTGGCGACACAGAAGGTCGGAGCGAATGCTGGATTAGGAACTGTCGCTGTGGATTATGTCCGTATGTGGCAACCAACGAGATAAAGGAGGCTAAAAATGGGAAACACGAAATCAAAATGGAAAAATGGTCAATTGGCCTTTTATGATGGAACAACTCAAGAAACCACACAACCGTTGGCACCAACAATGTTGTATGATGATTTTCTTGGAACTGTATATAACTCAGATGTCTGGACATCACTTGATCTTAACAGTGCGACGTTAACAGTCCCTGCGGCAAGTGTTGGGGCAGCATCTATCGGTGCTGTCAATGAGAATGCTGCCGCTGGTCTTTACGGTCAGGACGACAAAGCCTGGAATATCGACAAGGGATTTATCTTTGAATGTCGTATGACCGTTGCTGCCGCTCCCACTCTGACCACAGAAATTGGGTTTGGTATGATGAACGATTCATATGGTGCTGATAGCATGAGGTTTATGCTTGCTGATGAAATGGCCAAGTACGCATTTTTTGGGTTTTACACAACATCCGGAGCAGGACTTGTTCCTATAATCAGGACAGATGATGGAACTGCGGCAAGCGGAATTGTCTCAACTGGCGTTACTGCTGTAGTAGGTACACACAATATTTATAGAATTGATTTTACAGATTCGTCAGATGTCAAGTTTTATATTGACGGAGTTGGTGTTGCAACGTCCACAACTTTTAAGATGGACACCGCAGCTAATTTGATGGTTCAACCTTGGATGGCAGTGTATAAGCATGATGATGCAACTACATCAGCAGCGGGTACAATTAACTTTGATTATATCCGTATATGGCAGGCTACCAGATAAACTCACGGTGGGTGTAAAAACCCACCTGACCGAAAAAAGGAGGTCAAGTGAATACCTTAATAACAACAGTACAAAGATTCATAGGATTATCAACAGATACAAAATCAACCACATCCCCATCAGGTTCGACTTTCTTTGAAACCAATACAGGGTTTATGTATATTTATAATGGATACGCATGGGTTCCAAAAAGTTACATGCCTGAAACAACGGTAAATTATAAACAGATTTCTCTCAATCAGGTAACAGCAGCGTATAGTGTGATGACAGCAACAACGCAAGCACTTTTTATTGATGCCGTTATTATCCATGTTCCCGATGACCTTTCAGCAGTCGCCACCTTTACGGGGATATCGGTTGCGACAGATGATATAGCACCCATTGAAATATTGTCAGCAGCAGCAGGCGCGAAGGCAAAATTGACAGGTAATTTTTATCATGTTTACCGTGGTCCTGTCGTAACAGCATCATCAAAGATAATCGAATTGACAATCGGTGGTGCCACAGCAGGCGCTGGTAAGATTGCAGATGTAACTGTCCTATGGCGACCGTTGGTTGCTGGCGGATATTACTTGAACGCATAAGGGTTTTTAATGTCTGATACTTTTGAAACAGTAGTAAAAAACTTTTCTGGATTAAGTTCAGAAACTAAACCGACTATCGCTGCCGGGTATAAGATTCCTAATGGTTCCCGGTGGCGAGAACTCAATCCTATTTCCAAAGAAGTCAAGATTTTTATTTTTAATTTATCTGATGATAACTGGTATGAAATGCCTGGTCTTGGAGCCTCTGTAACTGAAGGCAACGCTAAAAAGCAACTCGTTCAGGATAACAATACAGAGTCACTTTTAACCGGTATTTTAAAAGAACAAAAAAAGACCAATTTATATTTAGCAATTATGACAGACAATTATATACAAGATACAGAGGTGGAATAGATGTCAGATTTTTTAAAGGGTGGGACAGGAAAAGGTTTTCTTGCCGGAGTAAATGCCTTCAATAGGTTGGATTCAAGTTGTGCCACGTCTCCAAGGATTTATTACGAATCCAGAGACAGAAAAAATGCATTTGGTGTATCAACTCCGTATCTTACTGTCACAACTGGTGGTGAAAAAGTCTTATATATGAAAAATACAAGTTCAACTCAAAACATGGTCTTAACTGATTTGAGAGTGAATTGGAATGGTGGTTCAACAACCTGGATTAAATCTTTAAAGGGTTCAATATGGTTTGCATCTGAAGCACCAACCGCCAATAACACAACGGGTGCTGCCGGTAATTTAAACAGAAGCAGCACCAAACCATTCGATATAGATGTTGAATATTGGGATGGTGTTGCAGGTGGTATGACAAGTGCAGGTGGAGCAGCAGCACTTAATACTATAGTTGGTCAAGGAAGTTTATTATTTCCAATAGGTGGTGCAATTATACTTGGAGCAAACGATACAATATTGTTTCAATTAACAGGTGAAGAAACTGGTGAAGCTTCAATACAAATACTTGGCTTTATGGAGGCTATATAGATGGGAATAGGAATTGAAAGTTCGGCTGGTTATCCCTACGGAGCAAAAGTTGATGAAGAAAACCGATTACAAACATTGGCAATCACAAGGTCAATGGAACATCATTGTAATCAAGAACATGGTGATGCTTATTCAATACCGTTTTCAGTATCAGCAAATGCAGCAGATGATTGTGTGTTTTATATGAAGAATACTTCTGAGATTGATGTTGTAATTGAGGGGATTACATATGGCTATCACACAGCGACAGCAAACGATTCAATTTATTTTAAGCTAGGTGATTCTGGCACAAGAGACAACGCGGCAACTGTAACCCCTGTTAATCTTAATACAGATAGTGGGCATACGGCAACTGGAGATTTCGAAACTGGAATCCATTTAAACGATGGGACGTTAGCTGGTGGATCAGAGTTTGAAAGAATACTTTTAACAGCAACAGAAAAACCTTCAAGTGATTTTAACTTTGGTCAGGATGTCATAGTAAAAAAGAGTGGCGTGTTTACCATTTATATTGGTGGAAGCGGAACCGGAACTTATTTTTTGACTATTAACCTACACTATCATGACTAAATGCAAGCAATGCGGAACATGCTGTTTATATGTAGAAGTCAAAATGCAAAACAACGCATTTGATAAACAGTGGAGGGATTTTTTAAAAGTGACCAGACCAGACAATTTTATTTTTACAAACGGAAACAAAAACTTGAAGATTGTCGTGCCTTGTGTACACTTGAATAGAAAAACTAATAAATGTAATATTTATGATAATCGGCCTAAAACGTGTAGGGAATATCAATGTCAGTAAATAGTCTCATAACAGATAAAGGAACTAAGCTATCAGCACAAGTTGTTCACAAAGATGACTGTGATTGTGACGCTTTAATAGTTACAACTGTTCCGTTGAGAACATATGATAATTCCTTGCAGTTTTTTGCGAATGATGATTATGGCGCAAACATGAATATAGACGTTGTTGCTTCAGGAACACCGGTAAAAGTCTATAATGCCGACGACGCTTTATGGACTGCAACTGATATTGTGGGTGGAGGTAAAACAACCTTTGCGAGTGGTGATCAAGATCATACGACGGGTGGAGGGGATAGTTTGAAAGTCGATAATGCCCCTGTTGATGATGTTTATCAATTAGATAAAGGCAGTGATTTAAATTGTACTTTGTATTCAAGCATAACCATGTGGGTTTATGTCGATAAAGATTGGAAAGCTTTGGATGCGGTTGATTTATATGGGTGGGACACAGGGTTAGGTTTGCAAATTGGGGATGCTGTTGATTTAAGTAATTATTTTAATTTTTTAGATTACGATGTTTGGCAAAAATTAGTTATCCCTCTTACAGACATGGGTGCATTAGCTGCTTCAACTACTCTTGATGCTTTAAGGGTCAGGCAAGCTGCAAAAGAAGGCAAAGCACCAAAATATTACTTAGACGATATACAATTTGAAGAAACCGGAACGGTAACGCCCGTTGAGTTTTGCATTGAACCAGAAAAAGGAACTTGGATGTATGTGGAAGGTTTTAAGGTAATAATGGCAGACGCTTATGACTCAACGTTAGCAAACGGAACCATGCCAAAGATACCATATAATACGCTGCTTGGAGTTTCTAAATTAGCAAGCGGAATTATTTATAAAAGAGTTGAGGGTGGAGAGATTAGAAATTCAAGTTCTATAAAACAGTTCTTGGATTTGTTAAGTTTTAGTAATTCAGAAATAGCTGGATCGGGTTCAGACGGTACGAATACTTGGGTTACTGTTAAAATAAGTTTTAGTGTTCCAATATTATTAAAGCCAGAAAACGAAGACAAGTTATGCCTAATAGTTAATGATGATTTGTCAGGATTGCTCGAATTAAAAGTAGCAGCAGGAACTAAGGTTGAAATAAGGGATTTATAATACGAGGAAGAAAAAATGGGACAAGGAAGAAAAAAAGATGGTAGTGGTAATGGTGTGGGGAATAAAGATAAGGACGGAAACTGCCCATATAACAAAAGTGGTATGGGAAATCGTTCAAATAGAAGAATAGGAAATCGCAAAAGAAACCGTTGTAAAAATTAATAGGGGGCATGTTTTGAATCGAATAGTTGATAATGCGGCTGGCCCAACTGGAGTTGTCGGAATAATAATCGGGATGTCTCCAGACTGCCCACAGGGATGGTTAATTTTATTTTCAATTGTGCTTGTGCTGTGTCAATTGATACATTGGTTTTATAGACTTTATAAATGGATTATAAATAAATGAAAACAACACTCGTAACAGCACCAACCGGAATGCTTATAAGCCTTGACGAAGCGAAGACCCATCTTCGTGTTGATCATACCGAAGATGACGGATACATCCAAGCTCTTATTATGTCAGGCACTGCGATGGCTGAAACTATCACAAATAGACGATTACTAACTCAGACATGGAAAGCCTATGCTGATGAATGGCCTGCTGAGTTCTTTACAATCCCTTTTGGTAATCTTCAATCAGTAACAAGTGTTTTGTATAAAGAATCAGATGCTACTGAAAGCACCATGACAGCGAGTGAATATATTGTTGATGTAGATTCGGACCCAGGCAGAGTAGTTCTCGGATATAATGAGACATGGCCTAACGAAACGCTTTATCCTTCTAATCCAATTTACATTCAGTTCGTATGTGGGTATGGCGCACACACTCTTCAAACAGTGACTGGTGCTACCAACGCAGGGCCGATAGTAATCACACTTGCTGCCCATGGATACGTTACAGGCAACCGAATCTTAATTGCAAATGTTGTCGGGAATACAAATGCAAACGGGGCGTGGAATATAACAAAGGTAACAGACGCTTCTTTTAGCCTTGATGGATCAACAGGTAACGCAGCTTACATTTCAGGTGGAACAGCAGTTAAACTTGATGTGCCAGATCCTATCCGGGCAGCTATTTTATTAATGATTGGAAATGCTTATAAAGCCAGAGAATCTATTTTCTTTGGGGGTCAAGATGTAAGCGAAATCCCAGAATACATTATGAACCTTTTATGGTCGTATAGATTATGGAAATTTTAATATGATTAATGCCGGAAAACTTGACCAACCAATTACAATTAAATCAGTCGCATTAACTGACGATGGCATGGGCGATGTGACAGAAACGTGGGCCGCACTATCAGGTTCACCTAAATGGGCCGAATACATACCCTTACGGGGGCTTGAGAGGATGGAGGCCGGAAAGCTTGCAATGGTAACTACAATGAAGCTTAGAATTAGACGATGTACCAGCGTAACACCTGAATGCCATGTTGTGCATAAAACAAAAACATATCGGATAACAGGTGTGGAAGATAACCAACGGGACATGGACATGGTTTTAAGTTGTGGGGAGGTATTATGACAGCAAGAGTAGAATTAGATTTTACAGCTTTTAATTTGGAGCTTGAAGAATTCCTTGATGAAAATGCCAAAGCTATTTGTGTCCAAATCAAGAAGGATGCCAAAGCCGGAGCATATTTTTCGGGTAGTTCAAAGTTCAAGGATAAAACAAAAAGGTTAAGGCAATCTATCAAGGTTAGGAAAAGTAAGTTTGAGGGCGGGGGGTATATTACGAGGGCTGGTGGGCGTGGTGCGATGCAATGTATATTTGGTGGGGACACAAGAGTTGTAACAGAACATAGAGGTCCTCTTGGGATGTCTTCTATTAAAGTTGGCGATATGGTTTTAACGCAAACTGGGGAGTACCGTAAAGTTGTTGATAAACAGTCTTTTCCAGCTATTGAAAAACCCGACTTGGTTGAGATAGTTGCCTATGACCCGAACAAATGTAAAATAAAACAACACAAGCTTACCGTTACAGAAGACCATAAAATGCTTGCCATGAGAAATGGAAAAAATCAATGGATAAAAGCTGTTGATCTTGTTCTTTCAGACAAACTTATTATTAGAAAAAGAATAGCACCCAATAAGGGAACTGGTTGTGTTAAAAAGTGTGCTTTTTGTGGGGAAATGTTTGGGTCTGGTGTCAATGGAACAAGAGCAAGAAAAGAATCTGTATATTGCAATATTAAATGCAGAGATTTAGCATACGCAACAGATATGAATCCTAACATCGGTTCAAAACGAAGTGAAGAGTCTAAAAAAAGAATGTCAAAAAGGCGGATTGAAATGATATCTGAAAATCCAAGTTTGCATCCAAACAGGCTTGCTGGTTCTAAAAAGCAAACACGTATAGAAAACGAAGTTGAGTGTTGGTTAAAAGATAGTGGCAGAAAGTACGTTTTTCAACATGAAATAGGTTCTTTGTTTTTGGATTTTTACCTACCAGATGAAAATATTGTTTACGAAGTAGACGGAGGATATTGGCACAAAGACCAGAACAAGGATATCAAAAGAGATAGAAAAATTTTAAAATTAATTAAAGGTGTTAAAATATTTCACATACATTTTATTGTTGGTGATTCAGCAAAGGGGTTTAAAACAAATCCTATTGATAATGTTTTTTATATTCCATGCAATCCAGGGATGTCAACATTTGTCAATGCTGATCTTTTTATACCAACAAATATAATTTCATTAACTAGAAAGGAATATACCAAAGGGCAAACAAGGCTTTATGATTTGTCTATTGAAGGTGTCCATTCATTTTTTGCAAACGGACTCCTTACATCAAATTCATGGCTGGTTGAGCATGGTCATGCAGGTCCAACCCCTTCATCAAGGCGTACTCCAGCACATCCATATTTAAGACCAGCTCTTCACAAAAACATTGCTTATGCAAAAGAAAAATTCGGGGTGAAATAATGGGAAAACGTATAAAAATTAAATCGGGTATAAGTACAAAGACAGCAGAGTTTTTAAATGAGGATGGCACTCCAATAGGTGGTATCCGTTCTTGTGACATTAAGATGAGAGTTGGCGAAATAGTAACAGCTACAATCGGATTAAGTGTGGACAAAATAACTATTGAGGCAGAACCATTATTATCTCTTGCAACAGTGGAACAGACTGCAAGCCATTATGGGTATGAACTCAAACCAATAGAAGATGGGGTGAAATAATGAGAATGTCAGTAAAACAAGATGACCCAGGTTATCATAAACATGCCAAAGATTACACAGTCTTTATTGATCAGAAAGAGCTTAAAGAGTGCCATACGGCGGATGAAGAACTTGGAAAAGCATGGATTAATGATATTAAAAGGTTTAATGCAGAACTTGAAAAAGCACCGTGGGCAAAATATGACGATGACGGAAATATAACAAATGATCTTGAATTGCATTCAAAAGAACTTATAGGGAAAGTTGAGATAAGAAAATGGATAAGATCCTAACAGGTATATGGAATTTATATAACGGCAACGCAGCATTAAAAACCGCCTTGCCTGGTAAGATGTATCTCGAAGTTGCACCTCAGTCAACAGCAATGACTTATGCAACGTATAATGTCATTGACGGTAGACCAGAATACATGCTTAAAGGAACCAGTTATGAAATAGTCTACATTCAGTTCGATATTTATGCCGCCACAAATGCTTTGAGACTAACCGCTTACAACGCCTTAATAGCACTGTATGATGATGCTCAACCAGCGGCGACAGGTTACACATCTATCCTCATGGAAAGGGAGTTAGAACAGCTTGTAAGGGACGGAGAACAAGACGAGATTAGACGAGCAGTTGTGGATTATAATGTGAGGTATTTGAAATGAAAGATACTTCAAATAATTTCACCATGGCTCAAATGAATAGACTTATCTATCCACAAAAGCATATATTGGTGGTAGAAGACAATCTTTCCTGTCAATATGAAATAGCTTCACATTTTAATGATATCTTTGAAGCAGAAGGTTCAGTCATCGTATCGTTTGTAAGCAACGCAATAACAGCCGCCGCGATACTAATGCACAAGATTCCAGTCCATTTGATATTACTTGACCATGATTTGCAATGGGGAAACGGTACTGAATTGTTAACGATGATGAAAAACATGGGGATTAAAATTCCGGTTATAACATTTTCTGGTATTCCATATAATAATAAAAAAATGGTTGAATTTGGGGCTGATTACGAGTACCAAAAACAAGATGTCATTAACGGTAAGGCAGACCATTTAATAAAAGATATTATTGAGGGTCAGAAATGATTGCAATTTTAGCAGGAGGCAGAGCGCAAAGGATGGGCCGTGGAGTCAAGTCGATTAATATGACCAAAGGCTTGATGGAAATACCTATCTTCGGTGGTGGATCTGAAACTGTTATTGACAGATTGATTCGGCAACTTAAAAAAGCAAAAGCAATAAACGGGCCAGAAGATATTTTATTATGTGTTGGATATAAGGAAAATCTTGTAAGGGAAAAATATCCTGAATGTAAATTTCTTACCACGTTTGATATTAACGATCCCTCCGAAGCACTGGTTGCCTTTCACAAAACTATTGAAACTTTTTGTGACAACGAGTTTGTTTTTATAATGGGCGATTCCGTATGGTCGCAAACAGCAATGGATAATTTCATAGCAGTATCTGATAACGCGCCAATGGTTGTATACCATGGCACAGATCCAAATTATTGTGAGATATTCGGAGTATCACTTAATGGTTCAGTTGGTTTTGATCTTGTGAGAAAAGTAAACGCCTGCAAGTCGATGCCAGTCGTTCCCGGCGAAATAAGATGGGAATTAGAAAATAAAAAAACCATCCCCCCACGTGACTGCCGGACATCATGTATGGAAAAGTTTATTGACGACAATAAATTACCTGGAAAGTTACGAGTGTATCAATCTGGTAAGGTAGATGATATTGATTGGGATGAAGACCACAAAAGAATTTGTGAACACATAAAAGCCGGGAGATTCTAAATGAAGTTGACTGGGATTACCAGAATAAGAAACGAGCAAACCATTATTAAAGATACACTTGATTTCTATTCTTTTTGTGACGCTCTTTACGTTTATGATGATATGTCAACAGACAGTACCGTAAAAATCTGTAAATCTCATCCTAAAGTCAAGGGGTTAATTGAAGGTAAGATTTGGGATACAAACAGATTAAAGGCAGAATATCAAACACGTCAATCTGTTTTGGAATTAGCACAAAAAGATAACCCGGAGTGGATTATTTATTTTGATGCCGATGAAAGAATTGATTATGATTTTAAAAATTATGAATCCTATGATGGCGTTGTGATGAAATTGTTTGACTATTACATAACCGAAGAAGATAAGAACCTGTCATACAACGAGAGAAAATGGCTTGGCCCTGAGTATAGAAATATTTTAATGATGTTCCGTAACACACCAGAAGTTTGTTACTGGGCAATGGATCAAAGAGAGGCCACTCTTAAAAATGGTGCTAAACTTCTTGGTGCTGGATATGTTAAACACTATGGGAAAGCAATCTCAGAAGAAGAATGGGAAACAACATGCGATTATTATTATAAAAATTTCCCACAGTACAGTCAGAAATGGTTCAGCCGAAAAGGAAAAGCTATTCACACAAAATCGGATTTTGACAGACCTTTAATTCATTGGGACGAAAAAGAGACGAAAGGAACACCGCTTTGAAAATATTAATTTTTGCACTTAATGTCGGTGGTGATGTAAAATTTGGAGGGTCGGGCAGATTTATGAAATGTGTTGCCAATACTCTTAAAGATTTGGGCCATGAAGTAACTACTGATATCGAGAATGATTGTGACCTAATTATTGCAAGTCACAATACGAATCAGATAAAAGATAAGAAAGCAAGGAAAATATTTATTTCTCACGGGATTGTTCCGGAAGAAGTTTTTAAAGAAGGGGCAGATAAATACATTTCCATAAGTGAAGAAGTCAAACAAGCACAATTAAGTGTTGATAGTGATGTTATCGCCCAACCCGTTCCGATGGGACTTAGAAATCAACCGGCTCCCTCTTTGAAAAACATTTTAATAATCAGCAGAAAAGAACAGCAAGCACCCGGTAATCCATTTGATTTTTTATCACAACATTACAATATTAAATATAGCGATCAAACAGAACCTATCGAGAATCAAATTAATTGGGCTGATCTTTGCATTACTTTGGGCCGGGGCGCACTTGATAGTATGGCACAAGGTAAACCAGTTCTAATCGCTGATAACCGATACTACATGGGTGCCGTTGGTGACGGGTATGTGAACCATGCTAACATTAAAGAGATCGCTCTTAACAACTTCTCAGGAAGACGATTCCGGATACCAGTAACAGAAGAATGGCTCTTGTCAGAGTTGGAAAAATATAACCCAGACGATTCTATTTTTTTATATAATTATGTTTTGGAAAACCATGACCCAATTAAAATAATTCAGAAGTATCTCCATATACCAACTAAAAAGAATATCCATCTCGTAATGCCATTTTGGAGGCATGAGAATAAAGAGACATTGATCAACGCTTATCAACCAATGAATATAATCTTACATCCGATTATGTTTCAGGACGAAGTTGCAGAATTTGATAAGGAATGGATATTCCCATTGATTATTCCAATGGATTCAAAAGATTGTAATGCTAATCTGATAGAATGCTTTAAACGGAATTATTACATCCAGAATGCAACAATTGAGGACGAAGATTATTACGTCATGGCAGATGATGATGACCTTTACGAATCAGGTGTTTTCGATGCCATAAAAAAACTTGATTCTGAAGTTGTAATTATTTCAATGAAGCGCGGTGATTCCATTCCGGATAGTGTTAAAGAAGCAAGAGCATATCCTACAACCACATTATATGCTCATCCAAATAGTGTTTTTGTTGAATACATAAGCGCACAGCAATTAATTGTGAAAGGTAAAATATTCAGGCGGCACGAACACAAAGATAAATTATGTTGGGATGGTGAGCTTGCAGAACAATATAAAAAATTATACGAGATTGAATATAAACCTAATCTATACGCGCTGTTTAATTTCTTTGAGCCTGGCAGATGGGATAGGCCTGTTAAAATTAATCTTGGATGCGGAAATAAAAAATTGGATGGGTACACCAACATTGACATTCAGGAACGAGTAAATCCTGATATTGTTTGTGATGTGCTTAAAGGGCTACCATACGAAAATAACTCTGTTGATGAAGTGAGAGCATGGGATTTTTTAGAACATATAAAAATTGGAAAAACCATCGGTGTTATTGAGGAAATCTGGAGAGTTTTAAAACCGGGCGGAAAGTTTGAAAGCTTCACACCTGATGCAGAATATGGGCAGGGTGCATTTCAAGACCCCACCCACGTTTCATTTTGGGTTGAAGATTCGTGGCTTTATTTTTCAGTTCCAGTATATAGGGACTTATATGATATTAAAGCAAGTTTTAAAATTGAAATGCGAAGGATCAATACAGATCCAATGCGTAGAATTTTTCATATACATGTTGTTGCAATAAAAACTATAACAGAAAAGGAATTACCGTTATGATATCCGGGAAAATATCAGTCATCATACCAGTAGTAAGACCAGACAAGGCAAAAGTTTGTATTGAATCTATCAAGAAATATCTACCCAATGCAGAGATTATTTCAGAAGTTGATGTTGATGGTATTGGTTGTCCAAAAATGGTCAATGCATTAACCCTAAAAACGACAAGAGATTGGGTTCTATTCCTTGGTGATGATACTGAAATTCAAGAAGGGTTTGAATTAGCTTTAGAAAAGGCATTTGATAAATTGCCCAAAGATTGGTGGGGTTTGGTATCTATTGAAACAGAGAACGATAATTATAAAGCGCATTGGATGGCGCACAAGAACATGCTTTCAATCTTGCCGGACGAACAGTTTTTCAATGAGGCATACCAGCATTGTTATTGCGATGATGAACTTGCAGACATAGCTGAAGAACATGGGCGTAGGCTTATCACAAATGAAACAAAGATACTCCATCATCATCCTTGCAATGAAGGGGAAGAATCTGATGACGAGTTTTATCAAAAAGCTTACCATGATGATAAATATCTTATCGACAAAGCGATTTATATTAAGCGAAAAAGAAAAAGACTTGGTAATCTCGCAATAGGATTTCCTTTAGTTGACCCGACAGTTCCTGTTCAATTTTTTACAAGTTATGCATGTATGGACAAGCCATCTGAATATACCTTGCTTACGCCTCAGTTCCCGCACGGTCCGTTTTCAGAGAACATAGCTTCTGCAAGAAACAGCTTGGTAGAACAGGCACAAAAAGAAGGTGCTAAATATCTCCTTATGTTAGATACAGATCAAGTCTATCCACATGATACTTTAACAAAACTGATGTCTCACAAGGTAGATGTATGCGGAGTAAGGGTTCACAGGCGTTGGATGCCGTTTGACCCTATATTCTTGAGGGGTGATATCGGAGCCTATGAAAGCGTTCCCGATGAAGAAATGTATTCTGGGAACTTAATTGAAATAGACGCAACGGGCGCAGGGTGTTTGTTGTTTGACATGGAGGTGTTCGATAAGGTACAATATCCATGGTTTAAGTTAGATGTACAGGATGGTAAGCCGGTTGGAGAGGATATTTACTTTTGTAGCGAGGCACGAAAGGCAGGTATAAGGATATTTGTTGACACATCTATTGAGGTGGGTCACTTAACAATGATGGAAGTAAATAGGTATTTGCACCAGATTTGTAAACGTATAAAACCCAAAAAGGAAATTAGATCACTTTGATTTAAATAACAAAAATTCGGGTGTGACTAAAAACTGGCCGGTTTAATAGTCGCCGCAAGATTTAAAGAGGGATGCCGTTACGGGCGTAACACCGTAGCGCGTCCCTTTTTTTATGCCCGGATTCAAACCGTACAAGGAGAAAAAAAATGGCTAAAGTAGGAAAGGACGGAAAAGTAACATTAGGTGCTAGCACAGTAGTTGGCATGGGAACGTGGAGCCTTGATGGTATTACCACCGAGGAATTTGATTCAAGCGCATTCGGAGACGATTGGAAAACCTTTGAGTACGGTATGAAAGATGGTGGTTCTGTGACTTTCAACGGTCATTATGATCCTACCGATGTAACCGGACAGCAAATGCTTCAGCTTGCAAATTTTTATAATTCAAAGCTGACTAACCTCCGTTGTTATGTAGACGACACATCATACTGGACCCCAAGCCAGTCAACCAGTTACTTTGCACCAGGAGCATATTCAACGGGTATGCCAGGGAAAGTAAGCACGGTGACAATCACATCGTTTAACATTGGAGCTGATAAGAGTGGCCTTGAAACCATCTCTTTCACTGCAAAGGTATCGGGCTTGATGGTTTTTGCGGCTGGTACATGATCCTTAATTGCTTGCCTGGGCCGCCATGGTGGAGACTGAGTGTACCCGGCACTCACCTGGGCAAGCTTTTCATTACCGGGGATAACGGGAGAATATTATGTTTTTAGGAAAAATTTATACAAGTAAAGAAAGAGAATGGCCAATTTCAGAAATGGAAGGCGCACCAGAAGATACCAAAGCTGTTATTAACATCAGATTGCTGAAGCCTGGTGAACGTAGGGACTTGTTTTATACTGGATTTAAAACCGTATACGCACCAGACGAAAGTGGTGGAATGCACCCAGAAATGCAGTCAGAACAGCACAAGACTTCTGAGAACCTTTTTTACAAAGCTGTCACAGGTTGGGATGGGATCTATGAAGATGCTGAAGGTAACGTACCGTTGAAATACGGACAGGCTGGTAAAGCTAAATTACTTTCACTTGTCCCAGAATTGGCTGACTACGTTGCAGCTTGCCATCTGACAATGGTTGAAGAAGCGGAGGCCGAAAAGGAAGAAGTCTCAAAAAACTTACAGAGAGGGTCCAACGCATCAAAGAAAAGCCCTCCTGTGAAATCTGCAAAAAGTTAAAGGGTGATAGATTTGATCCCGCACAATGCAAAATATGCTTACCCGACTGTTTACCGGAAAATGAAGATGCAGAAAGGATATATTTTATGGTCAGCGATCAATTTATCATGGGGGGGATGGGAGCGGTTTCCTTGAATCAACTCGCAATCCATGAAATAATGAGGCTTTACCATATTGATAATAAGCAAGATACCTTTGAAAAAGTGACCTTGTTAGGACGGCATTTTATAAAGAAAATGAATGATGATGCTAAGAATAAATAAGGGGCGGCATAATGGTGAAAAAAAAAGACAATGCAAAACGTAAAAGGCGTTGTGATTTTTGTTTTGATGATGCGACAACGGTTTTAATTCCGATGACAGGTGACGTACCATATAATCAATATAGACCATTCCATAAAGCCCCATTAGTCATGACATATTATTGTTGCGATGAGCATAAACTTAGTTATAGATATGTCGAGATAGAGGGTTATAATGAGACTGAGAAGAATGGGTAACAAACTTAATAATTCTGAATGTTTGTAGTGAGGGTTACGCTTGTGTTTGCATGGTTAAAATAGTAAAATGTAGAAGACAAATAATGGACGTTTAGGGGAATAATTGGAATGAGAAAACTTGACCAGAAAACAGTCATTGAGAGATTTAAAAAGGCTCATGGTGATTTGTATGACTATTCTCTGGTTGAGTATAAAAATAAAAGAACTAATGTTGATGTGATTTGTAGAAAGCATGGTGTTTTTAAAACACCACCGATGACACATGCAGCAGGCCATGGTTGTAGAAAATGTTACGATGATAGATCAGTAGAAAGGTTAAGAGCGTATAACACAACCAGGGTAGAAAAAGCTGCCACAAGCTTTATCAACAGAGCAAAAAAAGTACACGCAGGAAAAGGCTATGACTATTCATTGCTTAAATATAAAAAAGGCAAGGGTAAGATAACAGTTATTTGCCCAGAACATGGAAAATTTTATCCAACAGCAAATAATCATCTTGCAGGTCAAATGTGTCCATCTTGTTCAGAAAGTGGCTTCAACCCGCAAAAACCAGCTATCGTTTATTATATAAGGATAGACAACGGTGACGGTGAATACCTATACAAAATTGGAATAACTAATAAAACAGTGCAGGAAAGATATAGGGTAAATGTTGATAGAAATAAAATAAAAGTTTTAAAAATATGGGACTTTTTACTTGGGTCAGATGCTCAAGAAAAAGAATTTAAAATAAAAAAGATATACAAAAAATTCCTGTATAAAGGAAAATCTCCATTGGTACTCGCCGGGATAACTGAAATTTTTACATACGATATTCTTGGCTTAGACCGCAAGAACGTTGATGGGAGGGCCTTGTGGGGAGTGTAGGTTCGATTTATGTCCAGGTAAAAACTGATACCACTGAATATACCAAATCACTTGCTAAATTAAGGAGTGAAGCCACAAAATCAGGTAGAGAAATATCAGAAGCTTTAAACAGTGCCATAATACCCGCCACTGCTAAAAGGGCACTTGGTGATTTAACGACAGGCTTAAAACAAGTTTCGCAAGCAACAAAATCTTACAGCCAAGATTATAGTGTTTCTGCCCATGCTATCAACCGAGCAAATTTAAAATTAAGGCAAGACCTTGGGCTGACAAGAAAAGAATTTGTATCCTTAAACCAAAAAATGCTTGAACAGCAAGCATTCAACACCACAGCAAAGAATTTAAAATTAGTGGGTAGAACAGCAGGGTTGACAGCTACAGAGATGACCGCGTTAGCATCAAAAATGGGACACACGGATGCAGAGGCAGTGAAGCTATCCGGTGAGTTTGGAAAGTTACAATCAGAAGCCTATGGCCTGAACAGAGCATTCGACCAATCAGCAGCCGCTACCAAGAAATTAGCATACGAGTTTGACAAAGCGCATAGCGAAGCATTGCAGATGGCTGCTGGTATAGAAAAATCATATGATAAGATGCGACATGAAGCATTACAGGCGAATAAAGCATTTAACAATATGAAGTTCGACAAAATGCGTAGCGAAGCCCATCAGATGAATGCTGAATTTACCAAGTCTGCTGCCAAGACTAAAAAAATGGCTTACGAGTTCGATAAGGCCCGTCACCAAGCAGACAAGATGAACAAAGAGTTTGACCAAGCAAGAATCAAAGCTGCCAAGATGTTCCCGAATGGTATAATGTCCGCCTTTTCATCAATAAAGGGGCATCTTTTAGCGATTGCTATTGCAGCCGCGACCACAGTGTACGCCATAAAACAAATGAGTGAGGCCATTTGGGACGCAGGGCAAAGAACACTCGTTGCTGAAAATGCCTATAAATCAATTACAGGCTCAACCGCAGCAGCTAATAAGCAATTTGAATTTTTAAGCAAAACGGCTGACGAATTAGGGTCGAATTTCTTTACTCTGAGAGAAGGATATAAAGGGTTTCTTGCCGCCGCCCAATCTTCCAAACTGCCAATGATAGAAATCCAAGAGATATTTAAGTCAGTATCAAATGCCGGTGCTATTTTAGGATTGTCAAACGAGAAGATGTCATTAACGTTCCTCGCGCTCGAACAAATGTTGTCAAAAGGTAAGGTGTCTATGGAAGAAATACGTAGGCAGATGGGCGATTCGCTTCCTGGCGCATTTCAAATTGGCGCAAGATCAATGGGGATGACAGTCGAGGCTTTTGACAAAGCTGTAAGTGCCGGAAGAGTTTACGCCGATGATTTTTTGCCTAAATTTAGATTAGCCCTTGATAAGACTTTCCAAGGGACAATAGCCGAGTCTGTCAAGGCCGTTAACAAGTTGACTGAATCGTGGGAAGCGTTCAAGGTCAAGTTGTCAGACGGTGAGTTTATGAAGACTATTGCAAAAGCAATGGGAGAAATAACCACAATGCTCAAAGACCCCGCAGTTCAAGAAGGTGTTCAGGGTCTTGCACAACTGATGGCTGATTTAGTGTTACTTTCTGCAAAGGCTGCCGTAGTTGTCGGAACGGTCTATTCTGACGCAGAAAATCAGAAAACCATAAGGGAAGCATATAAAAAAGGATTAATTGAACTTAAAGAAGTGATTAGTTTGTTTTATAGCCCTGAAGATAGACGGAAGGTTGCGCAATATTATCGAGACATGGAAACTTTATCGGCGAGTGCAAACGAAAAGATTAAGAATAACTCTGAGGCATTAACTGATTCAACAATGAAATATATGCAATTAAGCGTTGGAGAAGTTACCTCCGCAATAACAATGCTTAGTGCAAAGCATGATGAGTTGGCAGAAAAGACAAAAAGATTTCATGATGCAGGATTTATAATAAGTATTGGAGATGAAAAACAACTATCTGATTATACTAAGGAGTTAAAGAAATTAAACCAACGCTTAGAAGAGACTGTCAACGTAGCAGCATGGGCAGCACAAGGATTTGATAGGATAAACCAAAGTTTAGATAATACGATATTAGATGGATACTCCATTCAACTCGGCAAGGTACAAACAAAATTGGAGGCCATGGCGGCAGAAGAAGCAAAGGTTACTGAAGGTTTTGCGGATAAAATGATAAAACTATTCAATGATACAGATGCAGAAAAATTAAAAAGTCTAAAAAGGCAACTTGCATTTACCGAAGCCGCCGGTAACGTAGATTTTAGAGTACGGTCTGAGGCATTAAAAGCGATTGCAGCATTGGAAGGAAAGATAGCTGATGCCTCACTTAAATTAATTTCTGATTCAGAAAAAGCAACAAAAGAAAAATACGACAAAGAATTAAAGCTGCTCCAAGAAGCAAACCAAGCTAAATATGCCTTAACGATTGCAGCCGCTAATGATGTCGAAAAAGACACATGGATGCTTACTGAAAAATATGCAGAGGACAAAAAGAAGGCAGAGGAACTTGCGATAGACAATCAGATAAAATATGATGCTGACGCATGGCAGAAAGGACTTGATGACAAGGCAAAAGCAGACCAGAAAGCCATAGACGATAAAGAAAAAGCCATCCAAGAAGCAGCAGACAAAGAACAAGAAGCCTACCAGCACATGTACGACAATATCCATGATATTGCTGCCGATTTCTGGGGTGATATGTTGGATGGTCAGATAGATTCCTGGGACGACATGCTCGACCATTTGAAAGATTCATTTAAGAGTGTTTTTGCTGAAATTTTAGCAAAAGCCACTACAGATATTGTAATTGATATTGTAGGTAGCGTTTCGGGTGGCATTTCTTCTGCTGTTTCAGGATCATTAGCGGGTTCATTGGGCCTTGGTTCTGATGCTGATAGTGGTGGGGGTGGATGGGGCGGCCTAGGTTCTATTGGGAGTAGTTTATGGGGGGCTTATTCTGGGTCTACGTCTTCTGCCGCAATGGGTGTTTTCACCTCTGACTTAGGTTCTTCAATTGGGAGTGCTATTGTTGGTGAATCTGCTTGGTTGGGAACAATGGGAGCGTCTCAATTTGCTGCTGATGCTGCTTATTCTACTGCTTCAACATTGGGGATAGGTGCTACTGCTGCGGGTGGTGGGGCTACTATTCCAGTGGCAGGAACTGCTGGTATGGCTGCCAAGCTTGCTGCTGCCGTACCATATGTTGCCCTTGCCGTAGGTGCTTTTGCATTATTATCAAGCTTTATGGGAGATGACCCTGATCCACGGGTTGGCCTTACATTCGGTAAAGCGGAAGAAGATGTTGCAACAGAGGGTTATTGGACAACATCAGACATGGGAGATCCACAAGATGCACAACAAGTTTGGGTTCCAGGGACAACAGTACAACCGGGAGAAGAAACTTCAGCAAATTTTGATTATTACCCGTACCTCTCAGATGTTTCAACGGAATGGGGAGCAGCAGTAAACGATTATTTTGATAATACATTTCTTGCTCTTGACGAAGCTTTAGATATTTCTGTCGCTGATGTTATTGCCAATACTGAAGGCTCTGCAATGGTTAATCCGGATACTTGGAGCAGCGATACTGATGAAATGATGAAACAATTAAACGATGGTATATTCAATGTTCTTAGACCTAATTTACTTTATGCACTTGACTTAGCATATGAAGATTTTGACAAAGAATTTTTCAGCGATTTAGCAACTCAGATTGGTGGTGACTATACATCTGAATTAGATGCCTTCCTATATTTTGGAACAGTGGTTGAAGACACGACTGATTTTATGGATAAAATGACCAGGCAGATGGAAGAATTCGGTGAAACCACATTAGACGCATTTAATAATATTGTTACCGTTGCAACCTACATGGAAGAAATTGGAGTTGGCTTGGATGAAATTGTTGATTCAGCGATGACAACTAATTTAAACACGTTAAAGGATACTTGGGAAGAATTAATTGAAGTCCTTGAAGATGCCAATATCAGTGTTGAAGATTTAACAGAAATCGAGTCTGCAAGGAATGTGGCTCTTGGTGCCTCTGTCACAGGGTTGAGCACAACTGCTCTACAATCAGCAATTGTCGGTGGTGGGGATATCAATTCCATCCTTTCCGGATCGGTCTCAAATATCATGGCTTCGGCTGTTGCTGAGGCTATTTCAGAATATTATATTATGCCGCTAAATGAGGCTGTTGGCGCGGCTATTGCTGCCGGAGATGATTTATGGTCAATTACTGCAATGGTTGGTGCATATGATCTGTCTGGAGCACAAGATATTGTTGATCTTTATACGGGGTTGTTTGAGACTATTGATGAAGTTGACACTGAAAAAGTCAAAACACTCTCGTCTGGTATTTTAGCTTACAATAAAGCTCTTGATGCAGATTACCTTGCCCCTGGGGAACTGCTTGCAAAAACCCTTATTGATACGGGGTCGAATTCTGTTTTTGATTCATATCAATATTTGGTAGATAAAACAGCCCAAGTGGTTGCTAAATACGGAGATGCTTCATGGACATTAGATAGTGTGTTTCAGGCTATAACTGATGCTGGGATGACACTGGAAGAACATTGGAACACTTATGGCTATTTAGAAGGCATTTCTGATCCTTATTCTATGGCCGAGGATACAGGACCAGACCTAAGCACATGGGCCGCATCCATTGATCTTATTAATGCTTCAATCAAATCAGATGATAATGACATACTTGACTTTGCAAACGCCTTAATGGGGGTTTCAGCAGCTTACACTAATTTAAATGTTTTATTTCAATCCGGTGAAATTGCAGCAGACGAATATAATTCTCTTTTGAGTGAAACTCTTAATATTTATGGTGATTCGGTATCAGCAATAACAGATGCAAAAAATACCTATAAAGATTTTATTGATTCAATCGGTGATTATTTAGGTGGGTTAACTCAAGACTCAGAAATAATAAATCTATCTTATGAACGAGCAAAAAGAACATTCCAAACAACATTAAGGGCAGCAGCAGGTGGTGACGTTGATGCCCAAGGTAATTTGATTGATACGGCTGGTGATTTTTTATCAGCAAGCAGTAAATATCAATCTTCTCAATACGAATACCAAAAAGATATCGGAATTGTCAGACGTTCGTTAACAGCTATGGAAGATTCAAGCGAAGATCAGATCAGTGAAATGGACGCTCTAATTGAACAAGCAATCATAACAAATTTTAATCTTGATGATTTGACATCTGCTGTTTATGACGATACCAAAACCTTCCTTGCCATTCGTGACACCTTAGATAAAAACAGTACCACCGAAGGTATATTGATGTCTGATCTGTTTTATCAGTATTCAATCGGTGAGCTTGATGCTGTGACATTTTTAGGTGGCCTTGCTGAAGTGTCAGGCCTGGAAATGGAATCTCAAACATCATTGTTTGATCAATATCTTGGGTCTTCTTCTATCCTTGCAGGAATTTTAAGAAATCTTGATTTTTCAGTACCAGCCGTATTGCCTGGTGGTGGTTCTGTAGTGCCTGATTCTGGTGGAACAACCATAATACCTGATGTTATTGACAATATTCCTATTGTTGATCCTAATCCTTTCATCAATACTGCTCTTGATATTGACACAACCCCTGTTGTGCCAGGAAGCACAAGTGATCTTGTGAATCAAATTTTAAGTTATGTTGATGAAATAGAAACAGCACGAATTGGTTATCTATATAATTTTGAAGAACTTGACCCTTTGGGCTCATTCGGAAAAGATTATAAACTTAGATTGAGTGATATTGAAAGGATTGCACCATCACTCGCAAGCACTCTTGGCATCCCTGGATATGCTGATGGTGGAATATCATCTGGGTCTACATCAGGGTATCCAGCTATGTTACATGGAACTGAAGCAATAATACCATTAAACTCAGGAGCAATTCCCCTTGTAATAAAAAATGACCAAACAGCAAATGAGATAAGGGAATTAAAAGAAGATTTAAGGGCAGCAAATATTGAAATTATCAAGACTAATAAAAAGATATTCAAAATACTTGACCGGGTGAACCAGGGTGGGACAACAATAAGAACAACGGCGGTGGCATAATGAAAGTAATTATACCAAAAATAACAGATTTAATTGCCAGTAATATAACAGAGCCATTAACGGATTGGGCAGTTGGAACAGCTTATGTAGCTGGTGATAAGGCTTATGTTCTAATTTCTGACTTTGATGATCTTATAACTGATGGAGATTGTTTTTCTGCTTCTTTTACAGGGGATGGTGCAGAGTGGGCGCACAATCCAACAACATCTGCCTATGATTGTGATGCGAGTCAAGCTGGTAATTCTAAATTATACCAAACTGTTCAAGCCTCAAAAGTTGTTTCAGGGGATAAATATCTTGTGCAATTTGAAATAACCACATACACGGCTGGAAATGTTGCTGGATATGTTGGTGGAACATCAGGAGCAAATGTTGCAGTTGCAGGATACTATCAACAGGAAATAGTTGCTGGTAGTACAGATGCCAAAATTGGGGTGATTGCTGATTTGAACTTTGATGGGTCGATCTCAAATGTTTTGGTTAAAAAGTTAGGTGGGAATGTTCAAAAAGATATTTATGAATCTCAAACCGGGCAGACCGGGAATTTTCCACCCCCCGACGATTTTACAAATTGGGTCAGGAGGGAAGCTTCAAATAGATGGAAAATGTTTGATGATTATACCAGTACCCAAACTGAATTAATTGATATCATCCATGTTAAAGTTGATTCTTCTAAGTGTGATGCTCTTGCTCTTTTCAATACAGAGGGAACCACAAGCAGAATAATTGTAACAGAAAATTCAACAAATTATGCTGGAACATCTGCTGACAGCATTACAATAGGAACTGGTGCAAAGAGTTTTCCAAACGCTACGGTAGGTAAACTTTGGGTTGCTGATGATAAAATAGAAATTGAATCGGATGCAGACCCATTAAAATTTATGGTTGGTACAGTTACATCATATAACTCTACAACTGGTGCTTTGGTTGTTAATGTAACATCTGTTCAAAGTGATGGCTCTGGGCCGTATACTGATTGGTCTATTAGGTATGTATGGGTTAATACAACTCATGCTTTTACTCTGTCTGAATCATTATCTTGGAGTGATTACTTTTTTACAGAAATCCGATTTTCAGATTCAAATACACAAGAATTTAATTTGTCATTTGATACTTCATGCAGAGTGATTATTACAGGGGCTACAAGTCAAATAATCAGATGTGGCCATATGATAGTTGGCAATACCAGAGCATTAGGCAGCACACAACCTGATATAAGTGTATCACTCTCTGATTATTCAGTAAAGGAAACTAACACATATGGCGAAACATATTTGTCTCAAGGGGCTTATGCTCAAAATATGAGCTTTGATTTTTATGTTGAATCAGGTGGAACAGATCAAGTTTATCAAACAATAGCACAATTGAGAGCAATCCCTTGTGCATGGGATTCAAATGAAAATGACTCTGATTTGGCAACATTAGTTTCTTATGGAGTTTATGACGGATTTACTGAATTGATTAGAACACCAACATATACAATAGTCTCTTTGGATATTAAAGGTTTAACATAGGAGAAAAATATGGCTATTACACAAACAATAACAGCATTAAGTACACCACCATCCAGGACTGATCCTGATACATTTGACAGCAGGGCAGATACTTTTTTAACGGAAGTGCCTACTCTCGGAACTGAGATCAATACATGGGCTGGTCAGGCCAACGCTCTCGCTGTCGCTACCAATGCTAATCAAACAGCAGCAGAATTGGCAGAAGCAAATGCAGAGGCAGCACAAACAGCAGCAGAGGCAGCAGCAAATGCAACAGAATGGCTTATCGGAACAACGTATGATGATGGTGATGTTGTATGGGGTTCTGATTCAAAGTCTTACAGGGCAGCGCAAGGCACCAATGTTGGGCATGATCCTGTTGGTGATGGTGGGACATGGTGGGTTTTATTGGGTGGCACAACCGGCATAATTTATTCAGCCCTTGGGAGCGATGAATCATGGACAGGTCTAACCGAAACTATAACAGCCGGGGAAATACTTACAATCGGTGAAACTGCATATCTCAAATCAGACGGTAAATATTGGCTTGCAGATGCAGATGCAGAAGCCACAGCAGATACCAAACTTGTAATGGCAACCGCAACAATCTCAGCAGATGGCACCGGTGTTGTATTGCTCCCGAGTTCATTATCTTACATGAGAGTTGATGCCACAACAGAGTGGACAGTAACAGCAGCCGGTGACGTGATGTATCTGTCAACCACAGCCGGGGAGCTTACAAATGATCCGTCAGGTTACACAACTGGAGACATAGTCCGGGTTTGTGGTTATATGGAAACAGCTACAGTTCTTTGTTTTGATGTTTCAGGAACTTTCATTGAGGTGGCATAATGGCTGATAATCCTACAGTTGGAAATAAAACATGGGTCGATACTGCAATTGATATACAAGTTAAATTGTATGAAGAATCTTCAGAGGATGAATTTAAAAAACATAAAACCAGAAGGTCTAAACCAGACCAGGAAAAATTTGAAGATAGAAAAATTAATATCTTTGACAAAGCCTCAGTAAAACGTCAAATCTTTAATGAAATGCGCCCAGCAAAGGTATCAAAGGTTGGTCTTGATTTTGAGTTAAAAGGTTTCAATTTCAAAACATTACTCAAAGAAGATGCCCAAAACTCTGAACCCTGGGGATACATTGAAGGAGATAAGAAATTAAACTTCACCCACAAGCAAATGCGATGGGATAA